ATAAAACCATTAAAGCAAAACTCAACAACGTAGAATGCAAAATCTCCAGCATAAAACCCTATTAAAGAAATCTCAACAGAATCTAACCCATGAAATAAAATATACGCCCCGTGAAGGCCTTTGAAATGATGCGGAATAATATAACACACCTGAGAAGGGTGTTTTGTTGCGTGACGAAGCAGGAAACGGCCAGCAGATTCAAAATGAAGTGAGAGAGTGGAAATAGTCAACAAAATGTTGTGTAAAATGAGGGCAAAATAGAGGTTGGGCTGAAAGAAAACGCTTGCCAAAAATAGAGTAATGCGGTACAGGGGATTTTATTTAAAAGGGACAGCCTTTATATATAAAACACTTACCCCAAAAAGGTATACAACTGTTTGTTGTGTTTAGTAACTATAAGTATTTACAGTATTTAAGTATAATAAAGAGTATATGTTGTATATGACATATTATACAAATATATAGTATATTTATTTGTTGTGTATTTTTACAAAAAGAATTATTTATTATAAAGAAAGGTCCCCCTTAAATTTACAAATAGGCCTTGAATTGTAACGATTTTCAAAAAAATAACGTATAAAATAAGAAGTGAATAAAACACTTGTTTAAAACCCAGTCATAGCAAGGGTTTTGGCCACTCTGCGCACAACATAATAAAGATTATCAGACGTAGATAGGTTTATTTTGAAATATAGCCTCTTTTGAGGTTGTCTTGATCCTGTTTTGAATCCCTATTTTACCCTTGAAAAAGCTGATGAAGGGCTTGTGCCCGCCTAAAAAAGCTGATGAAGGGCTTGTACCCCACTTAATAAAAAACCCACTCCCCGTTTTGAGGAGTGGGTTGAAGGTTAAACGGCTGCTTGAACTAGAAAGATCTCCTTTCGTTTGTCTGCTTTAAGGAAGATCGCCTTGTTACCGACTCTAACGATCTTGTTTGCTTTGAGGATTCCTTGTAGGGCCTCGTAGCTTTTCACAGGTTGTTCTGTCTCGAACTCTAGTGATTTATTGATGACCTTAAAAGGCGTAAATCCACGGATAGGGTCTTCGGGACTGTATTTTTCTTGGGCTTTCACGGCTTCCGCGCGTGCGTGCATCAAGATTTCTTTATGGAAGCTTTCTTCTGCGGGCCATTCTTCTTCACGTAATTTCTCTACGACGGGATAGAGAATGTCCCTTACACTTTCTGCGGGAGTAGCTTGTTCCACTCCAAGCATTTTAAGGGCTTCTTCAATAGCCTCCGTTTTCTTGACAAATATCTGTTCGTTTGTTTTGCCTATTGACTGTACGTAGTAGTGTGTTTGGAAATCAAAAAATGAGCCTAAAACACCGTTTTTTATACCGAGTGTTTTAAGTGCTTTTGCTTCTAGGTCGTACCGTTCCTCGTCCGTACATTCATCTTTTGGGATGCAGTTGTAGAACTCTATCTTCGCGTCTCCTATGGTGTAGATGATGACGTTTTTCAAAGTAGTGGGGAACTCCACCCATTTTTTATCTACCATTCTACGTTCATTCGCAACTAAGTTTTCGATATACTCTACCTTCATCGCTTCGTTAGGCATCTCCTTTTGACAGATCTTCCGCCATTTGTCAAAACGCTTCTGTGGATCAGGTCCTAGCTTGAACGGTGGGTGTTCTTGTGCCGCCACGACTTCTTTTTTAACCGTCTTAGGTTTCACCACCTTAGGGGTTTCCTGTGGCTCCTGTGATGTTTTTGTGCCGATGCGTTCTAGTTACCCACTCGAACGCATCATACGCTTGTCTGCAAGCGTTGAGGACGTGGATTGGGTCTTCTTTCAACTGTTGGAGCCAGTGCTTGATGTAGAGAACGCTATTGTCGACAACGTGGTACTCTTCATCACGAGCATAGTCGATGCCGTATTCACGGCAATAGAGCAAGGCGAAGGTTTCGGCAATCAGCTCTTCAATGGCATACGCGTTTGTTTTACGTTCGCCGAATTTGCGAGCCATTCTGGACTCATGCCCCGTCCAGTGTCCAAGTTCGTGTGCGAACGTGGAGTCGTAGTCTCCTTGTCCGTTGAACAAGCTATGCAAGGGTAGGTGAATAAAGTCCCCGATAGGGCTATAGTATGCCCGTGAAGCCATTGTTTCCTTGAGTGTGATGTTCAGGGTTTCGATGACCTGTTTTGTCGCTAGCGTGTCAATCTGTCTTTTAGGGACGACAAACTCGGGGAGCTTGCCTTCTTGAATGAGGTTGGTTTGTGCCACGTTGAACACGGCGTGGGTGACAGTGGCCCCTTTGTTTTTCTTGGACTCTTCCGATTCTTCTTTATCTTCGGCTTTAGGTATCCACCGTGTGATAATAGTGGCTTCGGATCCTTTGAGGACGGCTCCGCCTAAGTCTTGGCATTGTTTGAAGCCGATCCACCGTGGATCACCGTAGCCTGAAACACTGGTGATGATTTGATTAAAGCCACGGTAGGGCTTTTTGGACATGGCGTTGACTTGTACACAATTAGCAAAGGGGACTTTCCAGTCCCCTTGAGCGTTTTCCATTCTGCTAAGCAGCTCGTTTGCGAGCTTTTCGTATTGTTCTTTTTTCATGACATGAGGTCTCCATAAATTACGGTAACATTAGGGTTTATGGCATATTGCTGTTCTTCTTCAGACCACTTCATTAAGCTATCCTCCGCCGATGTGTGATCGATGCTTATGGCACTTTGTGTTTTGTGGTAGTGGTAGTGGATTTCTTCCAGCATGGCTCCGCAGCATAGTATTTTAGGGTCTCCTTCGGGTTCTACGGACATAAGATATTCGATGAGTTGGGATCTACGCATTTTCTTCCTTGCCTCCTTCTTTGGTGTAAGAGATTCGTAACTCGGTGGTGATTTCGATACTGGCGTCTTCATCTATGGCATAAATGCCCTGTGTCACCCATTCGATGAAGTCTACATTATCGTCGTCGTTCCAGTCGCTCCAAGCGCATTCCGCGCTAATAACGACATCCTCTTGGCAGTCTTCGCAACTATTGATCCAAGACCTAGAGTGTTGGTCTGGCCGAGGTGCTTTTAGATTTAATGCCCTTTGAAAGTAGTCGGGAGCATAGTTTTCGGCATGGCCATCCTTATGGAATGCTTCGATCAGTGCCTCAAGTAAACCCCTATTTTCAGACATTACCGTCATTCGTGAGTATTCAATGTTAGGCATGACTGCCTCCTTTCTGTTGAGATTTAAATAGAAGGATACATTCCTTCATACCTTCCTTAAAAGCAATGGATTGTTTCAGTGTCAAGGGAGAGCGGAGCGAATCCGTAGGACAGAAAAAGTTTTGCTTCAAAAGTTTTTTTGCCCTTGCGCTTAAACAATTTATTGCTAGCCCACCAGCGACCAAAAAAAGGGAGGGTTTCCCCTCCTCTTTTAGATTTTAATCTTGTTACCCATAAGCCCTTGCAGGGTTTTGAGTTCTTGTTCAAGCTGTCGGATCTGCGCCTTCTTCTCAGCGATCTCTTTCGCTAAGCTTTGTTCAGCGTAGGCCTTTGTAGGGTAAAGGTCTTTACCTTCCCACTTGGTAGGTACAGGTGGTTCACTAATGTCTTTCACGGCGAAGGAGCCGTAGAGTTTAAGGCCTGAGGCTTTCACGGCGGTGAAGGCCAGCTTAACCTTTTCTTGGATAGGGGCGTTGTCTCTACCGTCTAGTGTGAAGGCTCCACCGTTGGCCCAGCGTCCGTCTTCACAGACGGCGTATCCGTTATCGGTAAAGAACGCAACCGCTTGAGGTTGTGTGTCTTGGTACTGTTGAGGATCTATGATCCCTTGACGTTCGGATGCGGTACAGCCGCTAGGTCTTTCGGTAGACTTAGGGTAAGCGTAGTATGTTTGTTTCGTGATGTACATGGTATCTATCCTTCCATTTACGGTCTCTGTCTGAAACCTACATGGTGGTCATTGCATATCAAGTCAAGGGTATGCCCCGCTTGCGGGGTCGTAGAAAAGTTTTGCCTCAAAAGTTTTCTCGCCCTTGACAGATGTGCGACCATACCATGTGTGGTTTCAGAGAGAGAAAAAGCCAAGAGAGGTAGACCCCTGCCTCAGGGCCTACCGAACGACCGTCGGGAACATGAGACTTCATGGCAGACTAAGCTACTCACGCCCGCCTTTAAGACAGGGGGGGGAGGGGGGAAGCGACACTTCTGATAATCCCTATAGGGGTCCACCCAACCACACTCCATTTTGAGGGTCGTTATTAACGATTTACTCTAAGATCTGTTCTGAGATATAGCATTCAAGCAACCGCTCTAAAATAACCGAATTAGACACTCCCTGCTGTTCAGCTATTTTTTGAAGTTGTGCGAAGTTTTCTTTGCTAAGTCGTATGGTGGTGGTGGTAAAGTCGCCTTCTATTTTCTTGGTTCTGATTTTTGGCATAGTAAACCCCCTGTTAAAGCGATGTAAAATTTGGTATTTTTTACATAGTACGTTATTAACGGTGATTTGAGGAGGGGTTATGCCTAGTGATTTAGAGGGGAAGAAGTCTTTACCTGCTCCTGCGTACAGGGGGGAGTTGTCTATGGTGTCTTCCGAGCTTTCTTCTGAGGTGGATTCTGCGGATTTAAAGGGGTTAAAGAATAAGCTTCAAGCGTTAGGGGTCCAGCGTTGGGTGAGTGCTTTTGAGGGGAGTGATTACAATCCTGTGGAGGAGTTGATCAATACGGCGCGTGATCCTGATACGAGTCCTTTATTGAAGGCGAACATTGATTTAAAGTTAGCGGGGATGTTGTTACCTAAGTTAGAGGGTGATGCGAAGTCAAGCAGTCCGATTGTGAATGTGGTGGTGCAGAGTGTATCTCGTGTGGATTTAGCATGAGCGAGGTGCAGTTTTTACCGACGTTTGACAAGTCGGGGCGTTCTACTTTTGAGTTAAGGGAGTATCAGTACGAGGCTTTTGAGGCGTTGCAGGTTTTGAATAAGCGTCGTGGTTTATGGATATGGCATCGCAGGGCGGGCAAGGACATGGCGGCGTTGAGGTTGTTAGCGGAGCGTGCGTTTAGGGAGCCAGGGAACTATTGGTTGGTGTATCCTCATTTTGATCAAGCGCGTCGTGCGATATGGACGGGGATAGATAATGGGGGGAACAACATTATTGACGCGTGTTTTCCTCCTGATTTGGTAACGCGGAAATTGGATCAGCAGATGTTTTTGGAGTTACGGACGGCGTGTGGTCGGACGAGTACATTTAACGTGATTGGCAGTGACAATTATGACAGTTTGGTGGGTCCGAATCCGAAGGGGATTATTTTTTCGGAGTGGGCTTTATGTCATCCTGAGGTATGGGATTTTTTGAGGCCGATGTTGTTAGCGAATGGTGGGTGGGCGATATTTATTTACACGCCGCGTGGGAAGAATCATGGGTATACGTTGTATCAGCAGGCGTTGAAGTTCCCTGACACGTGGTTTGTGAGTGTAAAGACGGTGGATGACACGTACAAGGTGGTGGACGGGGAGAGGGTACCGATCATGGATGTGGATGGTTTGGAGGAGGAGCGTCAATCTATGATGGAGAGTCGTTTTCGCCAGGAGTATTATTGTGATTTTGATGCGGATTTGGATGATTCTTATTTTGCGGAGGGGTTAAAGTCGTTACATTTAAGGGGGGAGATTGGGGAGGACTTTGTGCACGACCCTAATTTACCTGTGTATACGGCATGGGACTTGGGATATAACGATGCGACGGCGATATGGTTTTGGCAGATTCAGCGTGGCAATCCTGTGATGATTCATTATTACGAGGAGAACAAGGTCAATTTAGGGATGGTGGTGCGTATGTTGGAGGACTTAAGTTCTTGTCGTGGGTGGCGATTCAGGCGTCATTATTTGCCTCACGATTCAGCGGTGCATGAGTGGGGGACGGGTGAGACGCGGTTTAAGTCGGCGGTGAAGATGGGGCTACCTGTGGAGCCTTTGAAGCGGGTAAAGAAGACGGACAGTATCGACTTAGCGCAGCGGGTTTTATTGAGGACGAGTTTCAATTCAACGACGTGTGCGAAGGGTTTGGAGTCTTTGACGAACTACAAGGCGAATCCGAAGAGTTTAGAGAGTGGGGTAGGGACGCCTTTGAAGTCGAAGTGGAACCATGGGGCGGATGCGTTTCAGTATTTTGCACAGGCGTTAGAGGTGTCTTTAAAATCGGGAACCCCCTTGAAGAACTTACCTCGACAATGTAAAGTGGATTAGGTAGGCGTCTTGAGTCTGGAGGTTTTGCTGTGGGTAGAGTTGCTAAGTTTCTTTTGAATCCTTTAAATGTGGGGAAGTATGCGGGTGGGGAGAAGAAGGAAGCAGCACCGACGGCGGCGGCTCCAGTGGCTCCTCAGGTGACGGATCAGGGGGTTCGTGATGCGACGAGTTCAGCGCGTGCGTCTTTAACGAGTGCGTTTGCGGATACGCAGTTGAGTGATCCCAACTTATTAAATCAGAAAAGAACGGCGTTAGGGGCATGGCTGTGATGTTTAGCACGGAGTATATGTCTGAGCATATTTTATCTAAGGAGCAGGCCGCGTCCAAGGCTAAGACGGCTTTGGATATAGAGAAGTTATTGCGGGATCACACGAATTTAAAGTCAATCCGTTCGGCGTGGGAGGGTGACTGGAACGATGTGGCCCGTTATGTGTTGTATGGGATGTATGATTTTAACACTAGGGGTTTTGGTGGGAAGCCACCGAGTGACACCCAGATTTATATTTCGATTGGTGCGGACAGTCATGCGCGATTTGTGGCAGGTTTGCAGGGGTACTTAACCCCACCTAGTGAGTCATGGTTGTCTTTAGGTTTAGCGGATGTGCGTTTGGAGCCTTCATTTAAGGTAAAGGCGTGGTTGCAGGATTGTGAGCGCAAGGTATTGGAGGCGATGGATCGGGGTCAATTTTACCAGCGTCAGTTGGAGGCCTATAGTGATTTAGGTGCTTTTGGTACGGGGATTTTATATACGGAGCCTTCTAAGGATAATATGGGCGTGCAGTATATGTCGATTCCTTTGCAGCAGTGTTATATCGAGCAGGATGCGAGTGGTAATGTTAATGAGTTGCACCGTGCTTTTACGATGACGTTGGATCAGATGCGTAGTAAATATCCAAAGGCCTTTGAGTCGGATGTCAAGTTGATGAATGAGTGGAAGAAGAATCGCTTTACGCATAAGGAAGTGGTGCATATTGTGCGTCCCCGCAAGGATGGTCGGGTAGGTTTTGTGAAGACGAAGAAGCCTTATGAGTCGATTGTGGTTCAGCCCGCGTGTAAGTTGGTTTTGGAGGAGGGTGGCTATGATGAGTTTCCGTATCATGCGTCCCGTTGGGATACTTCCTCTGGTGTGCCTTGGGGTCGTGGTATTGGGGTGAAGGTGTTGCCTGAACTCAAGATGTTAAATGACTTGGCGAAGTATGGTTTAAAGGGGACGGGATTGCAGACCTTACCTCCTGCGGCGATTCCGATGGATGGCTTTATGGGCGAGGCGATCAACATGACGCCTGGTGCTTTGAATTATTATGACAGCTTCTTACAGGGTGGTGGGTATATTCCTTTGGACACTCGTGCGAATCCCGCGGTTTCTTTTGAGGTGGCTCGTCAGCGTGAGGGCATGGTGCAGGCTTTGTATTTTGTGGATTTGTTGTTGGACGACAAGCGCGCGGAGATGTCGGCGACGGAGAGCACGCAGCGTTACGAGAGTCGTCTAAGGCAGTTTGCGCCTCACTTAGGGCGTGCGGTCAGCGATTTAAACGCGTTAGTGGTGCGTACCTTTCATATTTTAGCGCGGCAAGGGGTTATTGAACCGCCTCCTGAGGAAGTGAGTAAGTTGCGTGTAAGCTTTTTGAGTCCTTTAGCGCAGGCACAGCGTTCTTCTAAGTTAGGGGCGTTTGATCGGATGTTTCAGTATTTGCAGGTATTGGCGCAGGTGTCTCCTCAAGTGACGGATAATATAGACGCGGATGCCACGATGTCATTTATTGCGGATGCGTTGGGGGTATCTAAGCGTGTGCTGCGTGATCCTGAGGATAGGGATGCACAGCGTCAAGAACGTCAACAACAGCAGGCGGAGGCGCAGGCTTCTGCTCAAGCGAAGGAGTTGGGGTCGGCTTACAAGGATGTGTCTCAAGGAGACGCGGCGTTGGCTCAAGCTCAAACGCAAGGGGCGGGAGGTCCACCGAATGTCGCTGCATAAAATCAAGGCTTGGTTTGACCGTAAGGGTTGGACGGCTCAAATACGACGTAAGTTTTTATCTGATTTTTTAAAGACGGATATAGGTAAAAAGGTCTTGTCAGAGCTTACGCTATATGTTATGTTGGGAGTGGATCCTTTTCAGTTGGGGGCTGGCGATCCGCACAAAGTAATTTACCATTCAGGCAGGCAGTCTGTTGTGCATCATTTATTAGATATTGCTGAATTAACTGAAAGGGATTTAGTCTAATGAGTTTAGAAGAAGTGATTTTATCAGAGCAACAGGAAGGTTCCGTAAGCGCGGATCAGGGGGTCCCTTTCGCCTCCGAGTCAAGTCCTGAGGGTTCCCCCAATCCGCAGGACTTGCCGTCTTCTAAATCTAATGCTTTTGATGAGGCCTTAGGGTCTTTACCTACGGCTCCAAAGGGTGAGGAAGGGGATGCTTCTGAAACCCCTAGTGAGGTGGATTCTGAAAAGCCAGCGGACGCCGTTCAAGAGTTGGATTATAGCTTTGCTTCTGAATTAGGCTTACAGCACGTTGAGTTTGATCCTGAGAGTCCTTTGCTTCAAGATTTTCAAGCGGTTGCCAAGGAGGCGGGCTTAAATCAAGAGCAAGTGGAGAAGTTGGTATCGGGCTATTTGCAAAGTTTAGATGATTCTGTGGCGCAGTCGGTGGGTGCGTTTAGTCAAGGTGTAGAAGCCTTGCGGGATCAGACCTTAGATTCTTTGAAGTCCGAGTGGGGTGTGGATGCTTATGAGCAGAAGATGCCTCGTATCGCCCAGCTTTTAAAGGGGACTTTTTCAGATGAGGCTTTGGACGTTTTGCGTTCGAGTCCTGACTTAGGGAGTTCTGTGGCTTTGATTAAGGGGTTTGATGCGATCGCCGAGCGTTTTGGGGAGTCCGCTTTTGTTGAGGGGAGTTTTTCTACCGTGACGGATGCGTACACTTACCCTACTTCTGAGGCTTTTATGACGGAGCATCGCGAGGTTTTAATGAACCCTAATCATGCCGAGTATGCGACTTACCAGACGCGTTATATGGAGTTGGTTAAGAGCAAACAAAAGACCGCTTAGTGCGGTTCGCAGCTTAGGGATTTGGAGACCTAAGATGCTGTATTCATCCAAGTGTTTATTCTTCTAATGTGGAGGGTGGTACTATGATGGCTACGGCTGATTTTCCTGTTGAACAGTTGCAACAGATTAAGTTTGCGGATTCGTTTAGAGTTTTGGCGCGTGAAAAAAACGCTTTAGTGGACGGCAAGGTGACTTCTATTCCTTTGAATAATGCGACCGATGGTTGGTTGGATTTTGCTGGGGAGTTGGGTGAATTTGATTTAGTGACGAAGAAGGTTGAGACGGACAATTTTGAAGAGCAGACCTTTGAGCAGTTGCGTTACAACTACAAGGAGTTCAAGAAGCAGGTTGCGATTTATCGTCAAGATAAAGAGAGCCAGTCCTATGATCCCGCTTCTGATAAAGTGCCTTCTATGGTGGATGCTTGGAACAAGACGAAGAACAGTTTATTCCTCACGCGTTATTATGACCCTGTAACGGTTAAAATTGCTGGGGATGCGGAGACAACTCGTGTCTTCAACACCACAAATAACCGTGTTTTAGATACAGTTCGTAAGTCGGGTTCAGGGACCACGGGTTTGAACGTGGAGAAGTTCCGTGCTTTAAACTTACTCATGGAAAACAACTTGGTTTTCGGTGATGCGGTGGATGAGTTTGGGACTCAGGCGTATATGATTCTGTCTCAGAAAGACATTCAGTCTTTGGCGGATGATATTGAGAACCGTGGCAAGGCGAGTGTGACGGATCGTATGGTGATGGGTGATAAGTTGATTGGTTATGGTAATGTTCGTTTTCTTACCATTGCTCCTGGTCGTCATCCTACCATTAGTGCGGGTGCTATTCGACGTTTACCTGTGTGGTTGCCGACTCATGTAGGTGTGATTCAAGAAGAGATGAAGTGGGTGTATCACAACCAACGTGCTGATTTTGATGATCATGATACCGTCACTTGCCGTAGCAAGATTGACTATGTTCGTTTAGATGAACGTGGTTGTTATGAGATTCTCGTTCAAGCTTAGTCTTGTCATGTGTTTCCTTTAATCTATGAGGTTCTAGATAATTATGCCTGAGTTTAATTCTGCCGAGATTACGGCTCAAACAGGGACTCGAAAAACGTTAGCCCACTACTCGTCTTCGGGTTCGGGTGTGGCGACGATTCCATTCACTTATACGATTCCTGCTTCTGGTTTTTTGGCGGGGGATTCGATTGTATTGGGTAACCTTCCTACAGGTGCGAGACTCTTGCCACAGAGTCGTATTGTGTGGCAAGCCTTGGGTGGTACTTCTACGTTGGTGGTGGGTCATAAAGGATTCACTCAACGGGACGGTACGGTGGTCGCGGCGGCTATTGCTGCCTTCATGGCGTCTACTTCTTCGGTATCCGCTGGAAGTGCCAACTTTGACGTAGCTTCTCGTATGCCTATTGGGCCTCTTCGCGATAGAGCTAAGGCCACGCCGATTGTGGCGACGGTCGGTGCTTCCGCGGCGACTCCTGGTGCGATCATTAGTGGTAACTTGGTCTACTCTGTAGGAACGACTTAAACCATGGTTTATTCCGTCACGACTCTTCTTAATCGGTCATTGGCTTTGCTGGGCGAAGCTCCTATCTCAGATCTTTCAGAGGAGTCGGAGTCGGCTCGCCGTGCGGTGTCGCAGTATGAGCACACGGTGGACCTGTTGTTAAGTTCTTTTAATTGGAGTTTTGCATCGGTTCCTAAGCATTTGTTGGCTTTAGTGGGGGTTGTTTCAGACATCCCCCCTTGGTCACACCTTTATGCTTTGCCCTCGGACTGCTTGCGTCCTATTAGGGTATTTGTGCCAAGTACTTATCAGGTGATTTTGCATGATTTCGCAAGGCACAAGGATGGTTTGTACACGGATACAGCGGATGCGTATTTGAGTTATACGGCCCGTGTGGGTGTGGAGACGTTTCCTGCTTATTTTGTGGAGGCATTGGTGCACACGTTGGCGTTTGATCTTTCGGCGTTCTATGGGCGTACAGGGGGTGAACGACAGGCGTATGGTCAAGATAAACAACGTCATGTGGGTTTTGCCAAGTTCACGGATTCTAAGCAAGGTGGTGTTCCGACGATCGGGCAGGATGTGCTGCTAGAGTCTCGCGGGGGTTATCGCCGTGCCTTTACCCTCTAATTACGCTCAGACCAGTTTTGCAAGTGGTGCGGTTAGTCCGCTCTTTCATAACCGTTTAGATTTACAGGCGCGTGAAACGTTTATAAAAGAGTCTTTAAATATG